GGTCACGATCTGTAGGGCCTGGCCCTTCATGTCTGAGATTTGTTCGGTGTAAGGATCAGGTTCGCTCTGTCGATTGGTTAGATCCCGACGCAATCCATCAAGGCTGTTTCGGTGATTGAGTGCCTGTTCGAGGTCGTCGTAGAACACTACAGGTGCTGTGTCCAGTTCTCCAAGGTCAGCTAGTTCATTGAGGTGCTCGATGTGTTGCGTTTCGTTGCTTAACAGTTGCAAGGCGATTTCTTGCAGGTTTTTCTGTTTCTCCGCCAGTATTTCATCTTGTTTTGAATCATGCAGTTTCTGACCGCAGGCATGGCAGCGATGTTGTTGCAAGGATTCGATATCGCGTCGGAGCTTCGTGCTATCTTTTTCCAACTTTGTGTTGTCTTGATCGATCTGGCGTACCCACTTCTGATGCTCGTCGATCTGTTTTTTCCGGAGATGATAGGCATCAAGATCACGATGCGCCTGCACTTCTACTTCGATGTCGATGTGTTCCAAGGCCGACACAGCATCTGTAAATCTCTCGATATCGTCGGCCTGTTTCCGTATCCAGAGATCCCGGCGTTTTTCTAGACTGGTGATTTGCTCTTCGATCCTGACATTGGCTTCCTGCACAGCACGGATACGCATCTCTTCCTGCGAGATAGCATCCTTGGTGGCACGGTTCAGTTCTTTGATACGTTCGGCACGTTCCGAGAGCAGGGTGATGCCCAACAGTTGCTCAATGATCGCCCGCTGGTCATTGGCCTTCAACGACAGGAACGGTTCGGTGTAGGTGTTGAGAGCCAGCACGTGTCGGAACATGTCGTGTGACATGCCCAGTGTGGATTCGATGGCATCCTGTGTTTCTCGACTGTCGCCCTGGCTGTCATCTTCTGCAGCTTGCTCTTCGTTGTTCACATAAAAGTTCAGCACATTGGGCTTCCGACCGCGCTCAATCCTATAGTCTCGGCCATTGATCCCAAACTCCAGGCTTACTAGCATGCTTTTTGCGTTGGTCTTGTTGATGAGGTTGTCTCGTCTGATATTGGTCAAGGCCTGTCCGTACAAGGCATAACTCAAGGCATTGATGATGGTGGTCTTGCCTGTGCCGTTGCGACTGCCATCACCGCCCAGGTCGAGATTCTCTCCCAGTACCAAGGTAAGATCTCTGCGATCAAAATCGATGGCCTGGGTAGCATTGCCCACGCTCATGAAGTTTCGGACTGTGAGATTTTTAATTTTTATCAACAGATACTCCTTGGTATTCCAGCATTTTAACAATGTCTTTGGTTGATGTAAACCACTCTTTGTAATCGTTATGGGGAACTTCTACATTGTAGGTCAGCCATAAAAAATAATACATCACAGCTTGGGTCCATGTATTTTTCATCGAACACAAATCAGATGTTTTTCCAGTCTGTAAGGATTGTATGATTTTTCTAGCATACAACACAGGTTCGAGATAGGATTGATTGGCACCAAACCAACGGCGCCACAGAGACTGGAACCTGTCCACTTTGATACCAAAACTCTGCAATTTGGATTCGAAATTTGAATATGTCAGCATGTCCGCAACATCTAGATTATGCATGGCATCGCTGGAACGCCATCTTGATCGCAAATCATGGTCTCTGAGATACAGAAAGTATTTTTCTCGCACAGCCCAATTTTCATTGACTGGCCAATCGTTTTGTAGAGACAATTCGGATTCCAATGACATCTTTGGCGATGTCTTATCAAGCATGGTGTAGGCGATGATGGGCCATGACCAATCTGAATAATAAATTTTTATGACTTGAGCATCAGGAAAAAAACTGAGAAATCTAATGGACTCGTTGTGATTGCCGTTGTCTATCAGGACCGAATAGTTTTGTTCCGGATCAAATGCAAAGTTATATTCTGAAGGCTCGTGGAAATATTTAGGAGCTACCAGCTTCAATGAATGACTGGTGCCCTTGGTATCGAAGTCGAAATTTTGTTGGCTGGTCCTGGCAAATCCTTCGCCATACAAAGTTAAAATTGCATTAACAAAATGTCCGAAGCCACCTCCAGGATACCATACACAATAAATCATTCTTTGATCAAGACTTCTATGTTAAGGTCTAGTGCTACAGATTTTATTGCTGCACGAGACAACGATGCTTTGAGCACAGCGGGTGCAGCCATTGGTGCGTGCATTGAATCAACCAAAGGCATGGCTGCTATGACCACATTTTCTCTGGCTAAATCTATCATAAAGTGTTGTAGATCTGCAACAGCAACTTTGGATCATAAAATTCAGATTCGATGCGCGTGATTTGGTCCACCACGATCTGATCCACAGATTCAAATTTTACATCACCTGGGGCTATGTCTTCTTCCAGAGATGATCGTTTGTTGGGTATCAGGGCCATCTCTCTGAGACCATATTGTGTTACATAGGTGTCACGTATGAGATTGGCTTCCTCATACGAGATTTCGATGTCTAGCTGCACTCTCACATGCTGGTTAGGTCGCAGGATTTCCGCAGCATGATCCATCACATAAGATAGGTCATACACATTGTACAAGGGTTGTTCAGGCCAAGCATGATATTCGGGATCGGCTCCCCACTCTAGGATCATGCATCCGCGTTGGTCATCGCCAGCATCGGCAAAGTTATGCGGAAACGCATTTCCAATGTAGTTGATGTTGCGTTTGTTCTGCCTCAGATGGAAGTGTCCTGAGAACACCTGGTCGTAATGCCCAAAGTGTTCCACGGCAATGTCGCCATGGTCAGGCATCTCTACCATGGCATTCATTTTGAAATGTGGCAGTTCGAAATGACCAAACATGTACTTGGCCGACATCTTGTCAATTCGCTTGTGGTCTTCACCCACCAACCACGGTGCGATCACAACATCGCCTTCTTCAAACCAGTCGTTCACGACCACGATGTTGGGGATGTGACGAGCCCATTCTGTAGAATAGATATCTCTGCGATCGCGATAGTAGAGATCATGATTGCCGGGAATGAAATAGAATCGATCAAATGCTGCACTCAGCTTTTCCAGCGCCCGGAGACTGTACTGTAGGGTCTGCATGTTGATTGATGCGCGATGATGGCTCCAGTCGCCCAGGAACATGCCTGTTTCGCAACCTTGCTGTTTGGCTGTGGCGATAAACCAGTCTACGAACCGTTCACAGTCTTGATTGTGCAACACACTGTTGGATTTCAAGCCAAAATGTATGTCAGTGAACACCGCGGCCTTGCGAAATAAATTGGGCATAGTGTAGTAGTTTACTGGTCTGCAAAGGCAGAGTCAATGTTCTTTGGACGATCACTGTCGCGATACTGGCGAGTCCAGGAGGGATTGAGTCCGTTGATTTCCAGGATGTCGTCTCTGATGTTTTGATTTTTCTTTTCGATGTTGAGTATGCGCGTGAAGCTGTTGGTGATGGCCGCTGTGTAGTAGGCAAACGGATTCTGGCTCTTTGACTCGTCAAACTGCAGTCCGATCTGGCTGAGCTGTAGCAGAGCCTGGCCGCGCATCTCTTCGTTGTAGGTGTTCCCAGTGAGATAAACTTTGCCATTGCGACGTGCCACAAAACAGCCATATTCGGTTTCTGGGCACCAAACTCGACCTTTGTAGTAAGTGGTGGGTTGATTGGGATGGTACTGTTTGCCTTGGCCCACAGCCTGCCGATGACTTGGCCGCCCTCCGTGAAAGTCGATACAGGTGCCACGAGTGTGCTTGCGAGAAAACACATTCACTTCATGATACTGCACTGGTTTTCCGAAAGACATCTTGTTGACTCGGCGATGTGCGTTGGTTTTTCGTCCGGCCACGGCACACAAAGCCTGGAACATGTCTATGCCGCTGGAACTTTTTTGCACGTAACTGAGATTTTTGCCGCGCCTCCATCCGTCTCCATCTACCATGGTTTCAATCAACATTGCTCTTTGATCAGTTGACAGATCTAAAATAAATTGCATCGTGAGATTTTTTTCCGGAAATCGCTGCATGATCTCTAGAGAGTTCACACGATTGATCGAGAATCGCACATTGTTTTTTGCACTAACACTTTCGGAGAATTTATAGTGTAACGATGCCAAACATGCACGGATACGATCCGCATATGGACCCTCGTTTTGATAGATGGTCACTGTTTTTTTGGCAGGTTGATAATTTCCCTCGGTCACTATCCATCCAATCAATTCAACAAAAGCGTCAGGATATTGCTGTGATTCTGTGATCACAGCATCGCCCATCAGTATCACCCGGTCGGTGTGCAGCAGATGTTCGACCTTGACTAGACCTTGTTCGGTAACCAGACGATGACCGGGAGTGATCAGTGCATCCATGCCTTTCACATCCAGTTTGTGCATCAACCCATCAA